AGGAACTGTTCCGCCAGCTGGCGTCATCACTCACTGGCATCAAAGACCCTGCAGACCGTGCGGCATTTGCCATAGACCTCTTTGGCAAGACAGGCACGGAACTCATTCCGATTTTCGCTGAGCTCGACAGAGCGGCGGAAAGCCTCGAACGCATGGGCGGTGCAATTACTGACCAGCAGGCCCAGCAGATCAAGCGATTCGGCGACGAACTGGACAACGCATCCTTGGCGGCGAAAGGTGCTAGCAACCAGCTCACGGCGGCGTTCGCCAACTCCGCTGCGAATGTCACCGCTGGTGCCAACACGATCTTGGAGTCAATCACGCGGCTGTCGTCGGCGTTCCCACAGTTCACCCAGTTAGTTGCGGATTCTGTCGTGCAGCAGATTCCAGGGGCTAACGTGCTGTCGTTCTTGGGTTCGGTGACTGAGGCACTCAAGGCGGTGGGGCTTGTCGCTGAAGAAACAAGGGCGGCAACAGACATCCCGGCACCGGAGCCGTGGACCGACGTGGCGTTGTCGGCCACGCAGTATTACGAGGAAATCGACAAGGCATCAAAGAAGGCGGCTGAGTTCGGACAGGCTGGGTTCGACGCGGCCTACGCCTTCCAGCAGCAACTGGAAGAAATTGCCCAACTGCAACAGGACGGCACGTTATCTGCCGAGGAGGCCAAGCGGGCCGCAGAAATCGCCCGCAATCAGTTTGAGCAAAACATCGACGTGATTGAGGAAGAAGCAAAGGCCCGCCAGAAGGCGGCCGACGAAGCCAAGAAGGCGGCCGACGCTGCCATCGAAGCCGACCGGCGGGCGGCAGATTCGGCGCTGGAGCGGTTGCGGATCGAGAACGACTTCGGCGGCGACTCCCAGCGTGCACAGGCTGCGGAGAACGTGCTGGCCATTGAGCGTGAGATCGCCAGAGTTGAGGCCGAACAGCAAGCAGCGAGAGAGAACAACAAGGCAGCGGCAGAGTCTGAGGCGGCCGCTAGGCTGGCCGCCCTTGACCAAGCATTGGCCAGAGAAAAGGACATCGCCAGCGGTGCGGCCGCAGCCCGCAAAAAGGCTGAGGAAGCTTCTACCAAGGCAGCCGACGAGCGGCAGCGGCAGGAGGAGCAGCAGCAGCAGAAGATCGCCGACCTGAAGGAACGGCTGTCGGAGCGGCTGCAGGAAATCGAGGCCGACCGCCTGGACGCCCTGGCCAAGCGTTCCAACGAAGCCCTACAGGGGAACGACCTGCGGACAGCGGCAGGCGTTTCGCAGTTCCTGTCGCTGGCTACCGGCCGCGAAGACCCGGCCATTGAGGAGTACCGCAAACAGCTGCGGGAACTGCAGGACATCAAGCGAGAGATTGCCAAGGCCAACGCTGCCCCGGTGGAAATCTAGCCATGTCTGTCATCAGCCTGCGTGAAGTTCTGCCGCGGACGTTTTCGCACAAGTTCGGCGAAGCCCCGTCGGCAGAAATGAAGTACGTCCTGACGGTGGACGCCCCGACGCCGACACTGGAGTGCATCAACGCCGTCGGCATCACGCACGGCACGGCGCACCCGGAGTTCGATTACCTGCGGATGCTCGATGCCACGGTCACCGAGACCGACCGGCACCACGTCGAGATCAGCTACAAGTTCTCGGTCTCCAAGCAGGAAGACAGCGACCCCAACCCGCTGGCCCGGCCTGACGTGTGGAGCTTCTCGACCGGTGGCTCTCAGGTGCCGGCGTTGACCTATTACCACGGCGATGGCAACAACGACATCCGCCCGCTGCAGAACACGGCCGGCGAGTACGTCGAGGGCCTGACCACGCTAGAGGCTGAGGTCCGTGCGACCATCGCTGGCAACCGCGAACAGTTCCCACTGGCGACTGCGGCCGCCGTGACGAACTGCGTGAACAAGTCGGCGTATCTGGGCGGTGCCGCCTATACGTGGCAGTGTGCCGGCATCAGCGGGTCTCAGGAAACCGAAGTCGTCAACGACGAGGAGATTCGCTACTGGAAAATCTCGGTGGAGCTCATCTACCGCCGATCCGGGTGGAACCTGCTGATTCCCAACGTCGGCTGGAACTACCTGGATGGCGGCGTGCTCAAGCGGGCGTGGGTCAAAGACCCAGACGATCCCAACGTGAAGATCGCCAGCGGATCGCCGCGGGCGCTTGAAGCAAACGGAGCGCTCAAGGCTGACGGCCAGCCGCCTGACATTCTCGGTGGCGGGGCAGGGCTGCGGGTGTTTCCGGCCGTCGAGTTCGCACCGTATTTCGGAACGCCACCTTTCTAGGAGTTGACGCCGTGTCGTTCAATCAAGGGTCGTCGTCTGGAACTTTGTCGTTTGCACCCGCTCGCTACAACGTCAAGTGGGATGGCACCAGCGAGGTCAAAGCAACCTTCTCATTGACGTGCCCAGACACAGCTGCCACATATGCTGCCGTCGCGTATGGCATTCATAACAGTTCTGGCAGCGCTGGGTTTTGTCCGTTTTTTACCGGCACCACGGCTGGCAATAACCCACCGCCACCATATCAGTACGAAAGAGGGGAAAGGGTCAAGTATTTCAACAGCTCCTGCCAGCTGGTGTCAGTTTCTGATGCGGCAATACCGGTCACATATTCCAGCGGCAGTGTGACACTTTCCTTTTCATCGCTGACCACAACCCACGCCACTCATGCGTGGAAGCTCACAGCCACGAAGGGGACGGCCTCTCGCGTATTAATCGCCGGACGCATCGAGCGTGAGTCTTTTGACCCGTACGGCGCTGGCGGCGGAACTATCAATCTGGTGTCCGGCACAACCGCATACAAGTGCATCTGAAGTATGCCCAACCGACCAGACGGCAAGCCAGCAGGCGTGGAGAAGGTGACGTTCACGCGTCCTGCGGCGGAACGCATTGCGGCTGTCGTGCGCGAGGTGGAGCAGGGTGACCGCGGCTCGCAGGCCCTGACGTTTCGCAGGCTCGGCGGCGGTGCTGGAGCGGGAAACCCACTTGGCCCGGTTCAGCAGTTTCGCATTGCCACCTTCACTGGGTCGTGGTCCAAGAACTCCTCGCACACCATCACGTTCAAGTATGCACCGACGGCCACGGCCACGGCCATCAATCTGTTTTCAGACATCGGCTCTACGGCTGCCACGGCTCACTGTGCCGTGCACTCAGAGGGCACGTCGTGGTTTCTCATCGCTGCGGAGTGCTGACCGATGGTGCTGCTGCCATGCGGCAAATGCTGCGACAAGTGCACCTGCCACACCTGCATATGCTGCGAGTGCGACGGCAGCATTCCCAGCGAGTCTGGCATGACAGCCGCCCAGCGTTGGGCGCGGTTCATGAGCGGCAAACTCTCGAGTAGCGCACACACAAAACTGGAAGAGGATTTTCCGTGCGCTTCGCTCACTGACTATGACCGGTTTTTTACAACTAAGAGCTATGACCGCATCATCACGCTGCTGCCCGACTGCCAGATTGTTCGCCGTTGGGACTCGCAGAGTGCGTGCGTGGATGCACTGATAGCGTCTGAGGTGGCAGCGATCATTGCCGCAGGCGAACCGTACACCTATGACCCGTGGTACGGTTGGTGCCGCATCTCGACTGACATTGGCGATCCGTTGACGATTGAGGCGTCGTTTGGCAGCGGGGCCGAGGCAGAGATTTCCAAGCAAGACGACTGCGCTATTTCTGAAATTACCGTGACTGACGGCGGGTCTGGGTACGCCCGTTACGCCCGCATCGCCCCAACGTTGACAATCTCTGGAGGAAGTGGAACGGGTGCCACGTTCACGCCAACGCTCACGCCGAACTACTTCACCAATGCACCAACATTTTGGACGCTTAGCAGCGCCACGGCCAGCGGCGGCAGCGGCTACGTCGATGGTGAAAGTCTGACAATCACGGCGGCGAGCGGCGACACGACAGTCACAAAGGCAACTGCTACGGTCACGGCACGCAGTCAGCCGTCGATCACGGCTACGGCTGGCGGCAGCGGCACTGGCGCGGCTCTGAGCGTATCCGTGTCGGAGACTGGGGCTACGCCGAAAACGTGGAACATTTCAGCCATCACCGTCACCAATGGCGGCACCGGCTACAAGACAGGCGACCCGGTGACGCTGAGTTACAGCAGCGACGTAGTTGTTTCCGGAAGCACGTCTGCCAGTGCTGTCATCAGCGACGAGCGTGCGGAGCCACAGTTTTCTGTGGATGCCAGCGGTGCCGGCGGTACCGGAGCGACGTTCTCGTTTTCCTATGCATACGACTCGACATTTAACGACTGGGAACTGACCGCCATTACCGTGACCAACGGCGGCAGCGGCTACAGCGAGGGCGGCACGGTCATCCTCAACAAGTCCGACGACACGACAGCAGAGGGCAACAGTCTGCCGTGGTCTGGTTCAATCACACTGAATTACACCGTGTCTGGCGGTGCCATCGCCAGCGTCAGCGGCTGGGACATACCGCTGGATGGGTTGTACGGTTGGCGTCCGGCTGGTGTCATCGAGTCAGTCACCTTCGTGCCAGAGACGACGTACTACAACAAGATCGGCCCTGCCAGCGGTGTCACCGTCACGAACGGCGGCCACTATTACCGCGACGACAAGTCTGGCACGCCCGAAGTGGCGACACTCACGATATATGCGACCAACAAATCGGAGGCCGCCTTTTTCTCTGGAACCATTGACGACGACACATCGTCTCCAACCTTTGGTCAGATCACTGCCATCGAGTACACAGGGTCATCCGGCGGGCAGCCGCTGCTGCCGACCCCAACATCATCGCTGACGCCAGAAGAGCGGCAGGCGATGCTGGATATGTTTTGCCCGTCAGGCGGTCCAAACGGGGAGCCACCGGCATTCAATGGATTTTGGGAGCCACTGGCAACCCATGATCCGCTCACGTTCGCAGATGCCGCTGAGGTCGAAGACAAGATTGCCGAACTGTATGGATCCGGCGGGCCTATGGCCGCCACCACGCTGTATGCGGGGTATTGCTCTGATCGCACGCTCCTGAAAAACGACGGCTCTAAGTATCTGCTCGGTTGGAGCACACCTTACCGCAAGGGGGCGTTGCTAACGCCAGCCGTAGCCGCAGGGTTATGCCTGAGCGGCCTGCCATGGAAGTACCAGCCAGAGCCGGAAGACCATCCGGCGGTGTTTACGTCGTGGGGTACGGCCATCTTTTCCAACGATGACGTTCCGCCGGTGCGATCCATCACCCGCAAGGCATCGACTGGCGATGCCGTCGTCAACCGGCTGATTGACACTGGCACGCAAGACATCCAGGTGGTGCGAGACGAGCTTAATGACCCGTTGGATCTGTATTCAAAGACCGCGACGGTATTTGACACGGACGCCTGCTCAGACAAGGACGACTTCCCTGACATAACCGTTGGCAACCTTGCCACCTCTGGCCACAAAATCATTCACATCGAAATCGTCAAGAAAGACGCTAACGACGACCCTGTGTTCACATGGACAGTCAGCATTACATTTGCAACATGCGATCCAAGGGACGACCTGCCGCCAAATGGCAACACAGACACATACATCAGCGATTTCAGTGTTCTTAAAGAGGACCACGCCGCTGCCACCGTCACGGACATCACAGATAATTTGATTGAGAACTCGTTGTCATTCAAGCCATACACCAGCGAGGAAGACTGCAAGTTCCAAAACTTGCGCACCGATGCGTTGTGCGAAAACGGAGTGTGGGCGTTGTACGACGGTGACGAGGACAGCCTGAGGTTTGCCTGCTGCTGGGGTACAGCCGTAGACGACGACACGTTTGACACGGAGGCAGCGTGATCGCTCGCAGCACGCCCGTCTCTATTCCGTTTCGTGGCTCAGTGCCAGCCGACGCAATGGCGTCTGCGGTGCAGACACTTCTCGGCGACACTCCTGGCAACGGTTGGGTGCGAATCGTGGTGGAACGCGAGGTTTCCGGCCCCGGTTCCGAACTAATGACGATCCTGCATCGGCTCGGTTTTCGTGCCACGGCGGGGTGCAAGTGCCGCCAGCGAGCCGAGATGATGGACCGCCAGGGCTGCGACTGGTGCGAGGCCCACGTGCCGCTGATAGTCGGTTGGCTCCGCGAGGAGGCGACGAAACGCGGCCTGCCGTTCCTCGATGCCGCCGCTGGCCTGCTTGTACGTCGTGCTATCCACAACGCGAGGAGCAAACATGGCACGCAAGCCGCCGCCGCAAAAGGCTAAGCCGAAGTCGTGGTCGTCACTCGACGACGTGGAGTACGACGAAGAGGACGACGGCGCACAGCCAATCCCAGACGACGACGGCAACGTGGTGTTGAGGCGATCGGCAACGCAAGGAGGAGACGAACGTGGGAAAGCAAAAGACACCCGGAAGCCTGGCCGACGCCGTTGAGACGGCGGTGCAGAACCAGCGGCCCGGCTACACCAGTTGGTTTCACAAACTACCGCCCGAGGCACAGGCCGAGTTCCTCGAGGCGCGGCGGCGGTTCGACCACAGCCGGCACCAGAAGACCGCATACGCTCGGGCGCTCATCGCCGAAGCCAAGTCACGCGGCTGGGCCACTGCCGGCGAATCCGTCCTCACGAACTGGCTGGGGCAAAAATGACAAGGCCGCTCGCTGATGCTGCCGATGACCGTGCCGCCGATGAGCAGCGTCTGGCGGCCGATGCAGAGCTCGCCCGGCTTCGGTCCGAGGTGGCCGGGCTGAAGAGTCGATACAAGGCGGCACTGCAGCAGATCGACCGCGAGCGAGAGCGTGCGGACGCCATGTCGTCCCTGAAGAACGTGCAGCCGGTTGCCTTGACCAAAAGTGTCAAGGGAAACAAGCGGACCAAGCACGCGGCGACCGCCATCCTCATGCTGTCGGACGTGCACTGCGAAGAGCGGGTTTTGCCCGAGACCGTGAACGGCGAAAACGACTACTCGCTTGACGTATGTCAATTGCGGCTGGCCGAGCTTGAGGAGCGGTTCATTGCGTGCCTGCACCACGAACGCAACCAGGCCGACATACGCCGCGTACTTATCTGGTTGGGCGGTGACTTTCTGACCGGCCACATCCACCCCGACTGCGTCGAAGTCGCTCAACTGTCGCCGATGAACGCCACTCGGTGGATTGCCGAACGGCTTCGCGGGTTGATCGACAACGTGGCCAAGCACGCCGAGCAAGTCATCGTCTGCACCAATGCCGGTAACCACGGGCGAAGCACAGAAAAGAACCGCATAGCCACTGAGCTCGAACATTCGTGGGAACAGTTGATGTATTTCACTCTGGCCCGTGAAGAGAAGAACAGAAACGTACGGTGGCAGATTGCCGAAGGCCACCTAGGCTACGTGGACCTTGACGGGTTTCTTGTCCGCACGACCCATGGCCATTCCATTCGTTTCGCTGGGGGCGTCTACGGTCTTGCACTTCCGGCCAGCAAGGCGATCGCCAGGTGGGACGCAGGCCGAAAGGCGGACCTGACCATCTTCGGCCACTACCACTCATGGGGCTGGCTGCGTGGTGCCCGCTACGTCGCCAATGGCAGCGTGATTGGACACTCGCCATACGCTGAACGTGTCGCCTCACCGGAGCGGCCCTGCCAAGGCATGGCGATCATCGACCACGGCAGGCACGAGGTGACGCGAGCCTATCCCCTTTTCTGCGACCGAGACTTGAGGAGCAAACATGACGACGACGCTGGAGCAGGCAAACGCCGCGTTGAAGGCGGCAGTTCACGAGCGGCTCGAAGGGACGCCAAAGGATGACCCCAAGATGCGGGGATACGTGTCGCCGGCGTTGACAGAACCTCGGCCGGTTGTCGCAAGTACCGAGGAATTGCATCGGCAGCGTGGCGACTCCTTGCTTAGCGAGACCTACGCCGAGTGGGAGCCGGCGTTTCAGCAGGCCACGCCGTCAGAGCAAACGCTGCGAGACGCCATCGCCACGATCCGAGACCGGCACGGGAAGTACGGTCCACCGGTCGAGCACTTCGGCCGGACGGCCTCGCTGGTCAATGCAGCATTCGGCACGACGTTCACGGCGGCCGACT